CTGCCTTTAAAGTGAAAGTAATATAAGTATTACCATCAACTGTTACTGGTTTAGTTACATCTAAGATGTCAGATTGTTGCTGATACGCATCACGCATAATGGATAAATTCAACGGAGTTGAATATTGTTTACCATTCGCATCAACGTGGTTTAACTGCAAAGTTTGAGATAATTGGGAAGCACTTGCAGATTGAAAACGCCATTTTCCGATTTTGAAAAACTTGTTATTCGATTGTGCAATTAAACGACCATAAGTACCACCTTGTAAGTTAGTAATCGTTACTGCTGGAGCATTACCATAGTTAGCTGCACCAAAGTAATCATTATATCCAAAAAGGATAGCTGTTACGTCTACTAAACCTGTGTTTTCGTATTGGATAACATAAGGGTCAGACATTGCCGAAGCAGCGTTTGGACCAGAAGCATAAGACATATCATCATTATCAAAATAAGACATATCGTCATTATCAAAATAAGACATATCTCCTTCTGCTGAATCGTAAGAATCATATCCACTGAAACGCTCTGTTCCATTGATATAACCGTGTAGTTCTTTTTCTACTGTGTTCATTGTTTTTGAGATTTGTTTTGTTAGTAATTTTTTTTAATTGTTCGTTTTGACATTACTAATGATTTTAACTGGAGTAAACTCAACAATCGTATTTCATCTTTTAAATAAGGAATTACTTTCTACACATTATCTATTTTAGATACAGCAAATTTCTTTTCATTTATTTACCGAGCATAATATCACCGCTCGTCTATATTTTTTGTTTCTCTATGAAATCAAAAAACCAAATTAGCAATTACGCTTTTGGTTTCGGAGATAACATTGGAGCAACAAATTTTTGATGTGTAATTAGTGCTATTGAGCAACCTAAAAACACAATCAATAAAAGTTTTCCGTCAGCTTTGGTCATTTTTTTAAATTTTATTAGATTTAATAGATACAAAAATATACAACATTTATGTAATTTATCAGCATACTTTTTGTACAAAACGACAATAAAAAACCCCAATCATTTATATATCTAATGATTGAGGTGTACAAATTGTGTACAAAAATAAAATTTAAGTCTTTTCTTTTAATTTAATTTCTGCGTATGTTTCAAGTAGTTTGCATAAGTCTGGCTGCCTTGCATATCCTTCAATAATAGTAAATACAGTCGTTTGCTTTAAATCAATACCGATTGACTTTAAATATTCTTCAGGTGTTATCATTTACATAAAACGCTTTATAAAGTCGGGTAAATTGTTTTTTGGTTGATAACCAAGTTGCCTTGTTGCATTTATTTGCTCTCGTAATTTAGGATAGCTTTCAATATCTTTTAAAGGGTGGAATACATTGTTAGGTAATAATAAAAATTCATTTATTCCCCACTCGCCTTTCCATACTATACTCTTTAATTCTAACGGGTCAGATACTCTTAAATTATTCTGCATTGCAATTGTGTTAAACATTACTTCGATATAAAATAATGTTTCATTTGCATCTACATACTCTTTTACTTTGTTTAATGTTGCCCTTGATATACCCATAGCGCATACCATTGAATAAAAATATGGTTGTTGTATTTTATCAACTATATGTTTCCAATGCCAATCCATAATGTTATCTGACTTTCTTGCATTGTTTGAAACCACTAAATCATTTTTAGAATATTTATCATTTAGGTATTTCAAAGTATCAATAGAAGGTATAAAAACATCGTCTTCAAATATCCATACAAAATCATACCCTTTATTTATTTCACAAAAGTACAACAAGCACTTATCCCACGCTATTGGGTTTTTAGCTATATGTGTTGCTTTGTCATTTATGTTTGAATTATGATAACCTTGCGAAATACTTAATGAATCTTTTAATTCAATAGTTGTAAATGTTTCACTATTTATTTTACCAAATTCGCTTTCATTATCAATAACAACAAATACTTCAAAGTCTGTTTCTTTATAAACAGCTTCTGCAAAGTTTAATGTTTCTTGATGTGGCTTGTTGGTTAAAAATACTACTGCTACTCTATTAGTCTGCATAAGCACCATCGTCTTCAAAGTTATCCCTATTATTAGTCATATCTTCAATCATTTTTAATAGTGCTTTAACTTCTAAAACTTGTTTTTTAATTGATTTTAATAACTTCAAAAGGTATATGAATACATATACCGATATAAAAAGTATTGCTAAACTTAAAATTTTATTTTCCATTTTTTTCTAATAATAATAATCTACCATACTCAATAAACATAATAGTCAATGTGTGTTCAGACACATTCTTATCTGCTTTTATAATATCAATGCAATGAAAAATATAATCATTGCTGGTTATAGTTTTATCGTTCACTTAAATTATTTCTTTTTTTACAATTATAATTTTATTTTGCAATTCAAATAACGCTTTAATCTGCATCATACCATCATATCCTTTTTCAGTAGTTTCGCACCAATAAGTATCTTTAACCCCTGTCATAGTGCAACCAAATTCTTTTGCAAATGAAAAAATATACGGGTACCAGTTTTTGTGTTCTACATCAATAAGTTTGATTGTAAGTTTTAATTTTTTCATTTTACTACTTTAAGATTGTTTTCAACTTCTTCTTTAATAGGTTTCTTTTTTGAAAACGTAACTCCCGCTCCTTTTAGGTCTTCCAATGCAGTTGAAAACTTTTTTATTTTACCTAACATAACTTTTACATAATCAGGTTTAATATGATAATCTTCTGGTGTAAATATATTATAACGAGCATTTGCATTTTCTATTAACCATTCCTTTTTTTCTTCGTTTGTTTTTTCTCCTTTGTCAATATACCACAAAACTCTCGCATACTTTCCTTGCTTTGTCTTACCCATCTGCTCTTGCAATTTGTCAAGCATTTTTTTTATTTTTTCTCTTTCATCTTCGATACCATATACAAGTAACTCTACTAATACGAATGGCGTTTTTTGTTCTTTGATAGTTGGTTTTTGTGGTGTTTCCATAATCTTACTTTTTAAAATGTTTTGTTTTTACCATTATTTCTATTTCATACATCAATTGTTTTAACCCTTCTTCTGTTCTTTTTGGAAAAGTTATTTCATTATCAATATCAATCTTTACTGCACTTTGTTTTGTTATATAATAATTCTGAAATCCATTTGCTGAAAATCTAAAACTAAATTCAAGCACTTCATATCCTAACGCTGTCATTCGCTCATCAAACAATCCAATCTTATGCAATTTTTCTCTTTCAAATAAAACTACTCCTTCAATTGTATTATTTTTTTCAAACCATACATTTTTAAAATAATCTTCTGCACTTTCACACTTACATAAAATTGGGTTTAAAAATATTTTCTCCTCACCATTTCTTATTCCTATTAAACCTGCATCTGCATTTATTTTATATTCACTTAATAAATCTTCTGCCCAATTTTTGCAAACAATACTATTGATAGGAAATAAACAACAATAATTTTGATAAGTAGATTCTATAATTAAATTATATGCCTTCGATATTTGAACAGGTTTTCTAATGTTTTTAAATACCATTTATTTTCTTCACAAACTTGTTTTAAATATGATAACAACCTTTCGTCTGTGCTTCCATTATTTAGTATATGCAACCTTATTTTAGCTTTTGTTTTATAGGTTAAATTATCAATACAATATTTTAAATTGTGATAACAATCATTAACAACTATACATACTGCTATATCGTGCATTATTCTATGTTCTTATCAGCAAATTCAAGTTCTTCAATCAATCTACCATAAGATTCTTTAAACTCGAACTTCCTTTCATTTATCAATATTTTTAACCTTTCAGCTTGTGCTTCGGTTTGCATTTTTAAAATTTCAAATTCGTTTTTTTCGTACTCGTCTTTTTTTGCAAAATTTGTTTTCAATAAACTTAAACGTAATTCAAGGCACTCAACCATTCTTTCTGATGCTTGTATATCTTTTAATTGTAGTTCAAGTATATCGTTAATCATTTCCTTCTTTTATATATTCCTATAATTGTATAAGGTATTGTAAAAGGCAATATAAAACATAACAATACTCCCGAATACAACCAATAAGGGAAAGGTTGTGATAACGCAACTTTTAAATCTTTTACTAACAAATGAAAATCATCTCTAAATGTTAGCAAAAGTATTGCAACAAAAATTAAAGCAATCCATATTTCTATTAAACACATCATATTTATTTATTTGCATTTCCATAATATTGGTCAAAGTATTGTTTCGCTTGTTCTTCAACAGCTTCTTCCATAGACACATTGTGCATCTCTTTATATTCTTTTATATATTTTTTATTTGCATTTAGATACTGAACCGCAGCATCAACAAATTCTTTTTTAGTAAACTTACCTTCAATTTTATTTGTAAAATTATGTATGTAAACAAAGAATCTTTTATCTCCTGCCATATATCTATTATTAACAATCAATTGTGCTATTTTAAATAGCGTAGGATTATTAACCTTTCCTTTAATATCATTTACATTATCTGCTTGATAGTGCATACGAACCCACCTTGCGTTTTGCCAAATACGAGGTTCTACTGGTCGTAAAGATTGATAACTAATTAAAATATCTACTGCCCTATGTCGCAAGTTTACTAACCCACCTACAATTTCTTCCATAAATGTTACGGAAATAATATAGGTATTTATATCCTCAATAACAAGCATACCATTTCGATACACTTTCAATAGATATTCTAAAATTTCTTTTTTCTCTTTGATACCTACATTCTTTGCATCAATCCTTCTACATTCAGCAATATTGGCTTTTGACCATTCTTCAATGTCCTTTAATGCTATCCTTTTTGGATTGAAACCCTCAATATCATTTTTGGCAAATTGTTCTTCAGTATATTCACCATTTGTGTCCATAATCAAACACTTTCTGCCTTTAACTTTATTATAGAATTTGTCTTTGACATACTCTTTAATAATGTGCATATTTTGATACGTCTTGCCTACACCCTGAATACCTGTGCAAACAACCATACCTGCTTCTCTTTGTTTTGCCGCTGGCTTTTTAATCATCATTCTATTGTTTGTATTGGTTCATCAATAATTGAATCGTAATCCCCTTCAGTTAAAACTTTTTCAGCTTGCTTAATAGTTTCTTGTGTTGGTTCTTCGACAAAAATTTCTTTCTCTATTATAGCAGATTCTTCTTCATCTTTTTTAGCGTAATTAGGCGTAGGCTCTTGTTTTGGTTGAGGTCTTTGTCTTTGTCCTCCTTGTTCTTCTTTCATATTTCTTAACTGTTCTAATAAACTATTTGTTTGTGATTTTAGTGAAAATAATGCGACTATTTGACCACCAAATATTTTAGCACTTATCAACATTAATTCTTGCGCAGGAGTTGGTGCTACACCTTTTTCAAGTAATACTTCTGCAAGGGCATCTACGAGGTCTGCTTTTTCTTCTGCATCAATTTTTGAAAGTTGTTGCGCTTTCATACATTGCAACTGAAAGAATTGTTTTACAGTAGCTTCTTGACCATCTTCAAGCGTAACAAGTAAATCCAAATCCATTTCATCATTCAATTCATACTCTGCAAGTTTTGCTTCGTTAATATCTTTGTTTGCATACCATTCAAAGCCTTTCTCCGATAACATACAAGTTGTTTCAACAATATATTTTGCAAACTTTTTTGTACTTCTTTTTTTCTTACCATTATCCATTTCCCCAAATTTAGGGTTCATAGGTTCTGCTGTATTTTTTTGCTTTAATTGTTTTTGTTGTGTAGAATTAGATGGTTTAGAGGTAGAAACTTCATCCCCTGGCATTTCAAATGAATCTTTAAAACTTGTTGGTTCATCAAATGAACTTCTAAATGACGTTTGTTTTGCTTGTTCCTCATTAGGAAATTCGTTTTCAGTTACATAACCTCTTACATTAGGTTCTTCTCTATTCAACGGGTCAATAAAGCTATTATCATCATCGTAAAAACTTTTTGTTTCCTCTTTGTCAGTTGTTTTTTCTACTTCCATATTTTCTCTAAAATTTTTATGTTCTTCGTATTTTTCTTCTGGTTCGTTTTTTATTTCTTCAAACTCAACATTATCTACACAATGTATATTATATAATTTTTGCAACTCATCGTAACTTGTTACAGGCTTAAATTCAGATGCAAACTGTGGGTTTTCTGCAATCTTCTTTTGAATAGCAGGAGTTAGTTTGCTTAATAATCTTGCTTCTTTATAATTCTTAACACCTTTCTTAATATATATTTTTATCATTATTTGTTATGTTTATCGTTTATAAATTTTATCAATTTTTTTTGTAAGTATTGGTATGTTTCTAAAAACTTTTTGTCTTGTTTTAATTCAGGGTTTAAGTTTTTATATTTTTTTATTCCTATTAATACACTTGTCGGCCAGTTAAAAAATATTCTACTTGAAATATAGCGTATAGGCAACTCTAAATTAAAATAAAGTAAGCAATATGCCATCTGTTTATATTCTTGCTTAATACCTCTCGTATGACCTTGCTTTAGTGTTCTATAACTTATGTTATAATACTCAACAACAGAATTTAACACAAATTCAATTTCATCTTTTTTATCATTCGTTTTATTAAGTGCTTCAATCAATGCTATGTTCAACTCCTTTAATGTATATACCTTCAAGCCTTGCTGGATATTCTTTAATAAAATTTCAATGTCTTTATTTTCATTCATTACATTTAATAAGTTTATGTACAAAAATAAACATTATTAACGTACAAAAAAAATTAAACGTCTAATTGTTAAAAATTATTTATAAATTTGTAACAAATAAATTAATTTATGAATGATTTTGATAATAGAAATGATAGGCAATTATTTTTCAACCAAATAAAAGGTTCGATACTTGAATTAAATATAGGTGAAATATTTTGTAACATAACTCTTAACGTAGGACACGAAAGCATTAGGCAGGTTAATCTAATTTCTAAAAGACCTCAATACGATGAATTGATTAAAACTTATTCTATTGGCGATAAAATTTCAGTAAAGTTTTATATAACAAGTAGGTATAAAAATGGAAAATGGTACACTACTGCCAACCTTCTTTCTGTCGAAAAAAATTAGTCTTATAGTTCAAATAAAAGAGCGACCTAAATTTACATAAAGGTCGCTCTTTTTTATTTTGATATGTCTTAATCTTAAACTTTCAAACCTCTCTGAAATTCGGTTATTTTATCTAACTCTATAAATATTTGCCTTTCAAAACCTCCATTATTTTTAAAGTGCAAAAACGAGCCGTTGTTTAAGATATATTCTTTTGGTATCAACCACTCATTAATTTGGTCTGATAGTCTTATTTTGTCAAAAGAAATGGCATCTGCTAATAGTTTGTGGTTAAAACCATAACTTTCATTTTTTCTAAATAGATGCTTTAATCTATCTCTCTTTACCTGAAAAGTTCTTGTTGCTATATTAACAATGCCAAGTCTTCTGCTTTTTGTTTCAGACATCAATTTTAAACTTATGACTAATCTAACTCCATTATTTTTAATAAGAACTAAATTACCATACTCGTCTGTTTTGCTACTAATTAAATCTTTCTTTTTAGCTTTTTTCATAGTTATATTTTTTTAAGTTTTAACTTTTGTTATACAAATATATAACTTTTTAAACAAACCTAAAAAAATATTAGAAATAGTTATTAACAACGAAAATGTTTATTTCTTTGCTTCCTCTTTTGCCTTCATTCGTGGCTTCAATACATAGTTATAAAGCAAGAATATACCTATTCCTACTCCTAAAACCATTAGTAATGTTTTACTACCATTCCCTGTTGAAGGTGTTGCCGATGTTTCAAATTTTGTTATCATTTTTATTTTTTATTAATTGTGAATACTTCTTCTGCTGTTTCAATAAGTGTATAATGACTTGTTTCGATTCCATTATCCCCATCATCATCATAATTTTCTGCTAAAACATCATAACATTTTGGAGCCAGAGTTTCTAATTCATCAGCAGTAACTGTTTTCTTTCCCGATTCGTGTAATTTTTTTAATTCACTTTCGATAGCCAGCCCTTTCGGGTCAATTTTAACTTCTTCTTTTTCCATTTCTTGTTTTATTTCAGATTCAGCATAAGGTAATTTATCAGATTGATTACTATCTTTTCCTTGTAGATAGGCTTGTATTTCTTGCGTAACCCACTTGTCATTAGCTTTTAGCTTAACAACTGTTGAGTTACCAATTTTCTTACCTTTCGATTCAGTAAGATTTACAATGCGATTAATCTTTGCAATAGTTTCTATACCAACCTTTGCTTCTTCTGGAAGTTCACTTAATGTTAAGTTATTTTCCTTCATTAATTTTTCATAAGAATATTCCATAGTTAATTTTTTTTAGTTTTTGCAAATATAAATCAATTATTTTAATTTTTCAATTATTGACGTTGCTAATTTTCTACCTTCTGCTGAAAAATGTTTTAGGTTGACTTGAATAGCACTCATCAATTTTTCTTTACTTCTGTCTTTTAAATCGTTTTCAGAACAAAAAGAGTTTCCATCTGACACCATTCTATTGTAAACCGAACAAGCAAATTCTTTTTCATTAGAATCTAACTTGCAAGACCAACAATCTGCTAAAGTAGCACCACTTTCGTATTTTATTGTATCTATTAAAAACAACTTGAACCATTGTGCGTTTGCTCTACCTTCTTTCCCACTTTGCTCAATCATAGAACCTTTTTCATTACCCCAACTTAAACCATTTTCATACTTGTCTGTATCAATAGTTTTTTTGAAATTGATTATTGAAAAACCTTTTGAGCGTAAAGATTCAACATACCGATAAATATTATCTTTTCCTATATCGCTTACATTTGGAGCCGTTAGAAAAACCATAGAATTATCAGTATGGTCAAGATAGTAGTTTTTAATCAAATTCGTTTGTGCAGACAAGTCGTTGTAAATGGTAATAAGTTGTTTGAATTGTTCGGGATTTTGTAAAGAATAAATATCTCCAGCTATTCCTCCTTTCATAAATTTACCACCACTTTCGTATTTCATATTGTAAGCACCTTCAACTACTTCGTAGCCTTTTGGCAATCTCCAACCTGCATCTACTTTAACTCCTTTATGACCTCTTGAATAGTTATAAGATTTATCTGCACCTTTTACTGCTTTGTAACCGTGAGGTAATCTATAACCTTTTGTAGCTGAAACGTGCTTTGAACCTGCTACTGTTCTACCTCTTTTGTACATCGCACCACCATTAGCATATTCTTCATCATCCATAAACATTTCAAGGTCTTCTACGCTATTGATTGGGTGTCTTGCAGTAAAAGTATCAACATCATTTAACTCCTCAATATCTACACCATCTTCAATATCATCGTAAGTACAATTAACATTTACACTTCCTTCTGCTACATACCAATTTCTTCTACCTTGTTTGTAAACAAATATTGTTGCTGGGTTTTTGCTTCTTCCATAAGTTCCTTCTACTTCTCCACCATAACCATACATTTCGCCACCGTGAGCAAATTCATCTTCTCCAATTTTTTCTACTTTCAATCCCATACTATTAGCCATACGCTCAATCATATTTTGAATTTTACTTGTAGTAACTGAATATTTTTTTGTAGAGATACTTACTGTTTTACCTTTTCTTTTAGCAATCAAAGTTCCATAATTTCTTAATAAAACAACATTACCAATAGTAGAGTAGTGAGTTGAAAGATTACCTACCTTCAATTCTTTTTTGTCAGATAAAAATGATTCAATCACTCCTTCGTTTGTTGTAATAGTAGAGCCTTTAGCGTATTTATCTGATAATTTTCCCTCTTTTTTTAATTCATCTAACGCTTGTTCTTTTGCTAAATTCCAATAATGATTAAAAGAATCGGCATCTCCTTTATTTTCGTATTTTTCCCTATATATCTCCCCTGTTTTTTCATCAACAATTTTTAAATCATTCCAAAATGGCTCATATCTTGCAATAGTAGAGCCTTTAGCGTATTTTGAAAACACTCCTTCTTCAATCAATTCTTCTTTGGTTATTTTCTCTCTGCTATCATCTTCATATTTTATAAGGGTTAATGTATTACCATTCCAATTCCAATCATCATATTCTCTGCCCGAAGAAACTAACCAATTTTCTATTAATTCATATTCGCCTTTAATAGTAGAGCCTTTAGCGTATTCTACATTCATACCTTCTGCACCAAATCTTTTTTTGTTGAATCCAATAAGCGTTTCTGCCATTATTGCTCTCTTTTTCATTTTACCAGTAGCAACCTTTTCTACTTTGCGAATAGAACTTAATGTTAAGTCTTTACCTGCTTTTATAATTCCTTTTTTCTCTGCGAACTTACTTACAATACCTTTCTTACCTGATAGTGCTGGTTTTATCCATTTCTTTTTACCTTTAAGAGTTTTCTTTTTAGGTTCTTCGTTCTTACTAAAATGTTTTTTTGTTGCCATTGTTTTTATTTTATTTTTTTAAGTTTATTTTTCTAACATTAATTCACAAAATTCATAAAGACCTTCCCACTTTTCTAACGCTTCACCTTCTGCATCTTCCATCATCATTTCAGCAAAATCTTTTAACCCTTGCCATTTTTCTTCTGCTGACAAATCTACACTTTCTTTTTTAGGTGCTTCCTTACGAACTATTATTTCTTTTTCTTGTTCTTTTGCGCCAGACATTATTTCGTTCTTTACGAAGTAAGGAATCATTATAGAATCATCTTTTACATATTTAGATAAAACAGACTTCAAAGTTTCAACTCGCCCTAATGTTTCTTCATTCATTATAGCATCGGTATATGTATATCCTATGTATTTATCTACGAACTCTAACAAGTCAGTTCCTTGAATTGAGTTGTTATCAGTATATTGTTGCAAGTACCTTCTAACTATCCACCATTCTCTCAAACCACCTTTTATTACATCTGAATAACATAATGCAAAATTAGATATAAGCACAAGTCTGTCATCTGTAAAGGTTACTTTTTCTTCTACATTATTATCTTTAATAAGATTATTTAGTGTTCGCATTTCAGATACCCATTCTTCATTGTAAAGACTTGCAGGCACATAGTTTTTAAACCATTCGTAAAATTCAGAAAATTTATATTCTGACGTACTTATTTCTATCGTTTTATCCATTTTATTTTTATTTGTTTCGTTTTCAATATTTGCTCCTTGTTCGTATTTTTTAGGGTTATGTCCCCATATTAATAAAGATGTATGCTTTCTTGTTTTGTTACCTTTTTCATCATATAAATCACCTCTATTTCCACTCATACGACTTATAAAACTAATTTGCTTTTTCGCCCAAGTCCACATAGTAGGTGTCCAGTCTGACATAGGCGTTTCTTTCATTTTCATAATCCATCTTGCACTTTCTCTACCACTACTAATACCTTGCTCACTCGCTTCTTTAGATGAAAGACCTGCATCTTTCCCTTCCTGTGAATTGTAAAATTTTTCTAATTCACTATTGCTCATATTAACAAGCGACTTCCACTTTTTATATGTTTCTTTATTCTCAACATTACCACCATCAGCGTATCTTATATCGGGATTGCTACCATCAAAGGTCGTGTTGCTTCCGTCTGCGAGTTTGATTTGGTTAGGCTCAAACACAATATAACTATCCCCACCGTGCTCAAAATCATTGTTGTATATCAATCCGTCCACATTCCCCTTAATCTCTTTAAGAAACAACTCAATATTTTCCTTTCCTTTTTCAAAATCAAACCAATCAATTTTTTTTCTTGGGTATAAATTTCCAAAAATTGTTTTGGGTAGCCAATGCCTTCTATCGTTTAATCTTCTTATTTTTCTGATATTCAAAAAGCACTCATACGTTTTAGTTTCCCAAGTGTCACGGTCATATCCCCTATCCCTAACTTTAAATGTGATATTTGTGTCCGCTTGTTCTTTACTTCCAAAGTGAGTTCCTATTTCGTATGTTAATTTAGTCTTAAAAACATTAAACGGCTTAAATTTGTTTTTTTTCTGAATATATGAATGGTGTACCACTAAAGGCTCACCGTTTTCATCAACAACTTTACTCGCAGTTTCGGGCGAGTTCTCCCAATCTCCAAACCACTTTTTAAACGCAGAAGTACGCACCAAACGATATTGTTCGGGCGTAAGGTTACTTGGTTGCTCGTTTGGTGCTAAAAGGACTCCCTCCGTTAAACTTTTAATAGCTTTTTTATTCCACAATGATATTTGAGTATAGTATTTATTTTTTTCAATAAGACCATCAAAACCTAAATTAACTAATCCAATTCTTACTTTTTCTTTTTCGTAATTATCATTCAAATATTGTAAAACATCAATTACACTATCAAAATCTTCGTAATCTAAATTAAAGTAATTGGATATTGCTTTTATGTTTTTCTTGCTTTCCTTTAATTCATCAAATTTTGATAAGGTTACTTCATATAAGTTTTTACCAAAATTTTTACTATAATCAATGTCATCGGTTATGTAAAAAGAATTTCCTCTATAATCTTCTTCATCGGAATAAAATAAAATTTTTTCTAAAGATAAATTCTCATCTGAACTATGATAAAACTTTTTATTTAATAAAACATTACCACCATCATCGTATCTTATATGCCCACCTTGTTCGTCTATTTTCATAATTATTATTCTTCGAGTGTGAATATATCAACTATTTTTTGAATTTGACTATCTATTGCTTCCATTAATTCACCTTCAATTGCTGGGTTGAACATTACCTCCCCACCTATGTTTTCTGTTTCATTAACATTTTCAACAAATTGCTGTAAAACATACATATCTGCTACCTCTTTGAAGTATTTACTACCTATTGCAAATGTAGGTTTTTGATTCATCTCTGAAAGTAAATTTGTTATAGTTATAAAATTTTCATAACTCATTTTTACTTTATGATTATATTGAATACCCCCACCATACATTTGTTGTTGCATTTGTATAATGTTTGTAGGGAATATATACTTAAATAAATCACCTCCAGAAACTCTATAATACCTTTTTTTATTACCCCAAGTTTGTACGTTTGAAAACAAATCACTCTTTTTGGTTAATTCAAGATTATCGCTTGTTATTTCTTCTCCTAAATTGTTTAGGAAAACAGCAAACCCTTCTGCATAATTCATAGATGTTGTTATCATTTCAACGCTTAAATGAGTTACAAAATCCTCTATACTCATTTGAGGTTCTTGTATTTGATTTCCTTCAAAAAATTTAGCTACAATTTTGTTATTAAAATCTTTAATAGTATCATCTAAATCAATAATAATACCTGCAAATCCTGTTGCACTTGAAATTTCAAATAAAAATTTGCTATCATAAGGCAACTTATTACCGTAATAATTTCCTGCAATTTCTTTATTATTTAGTTGAGCATCATAGAATCTTGCGATACAATGCCAATACAAGTATTTTGTCATTAAAATATCTATATTCCTTGTATTACCATCAAAGTATATAGGATATTGCAAAGCACTTTCGTCATTGTAACGACTATCAAGTTCAGTGTAAGTAGTTTTTTGAGGATTACCATCAATACCTTTTTTATCAATTATCTCTATACCTAATCTGTCTGAATTATCGCTCATACTAAATTTGGTAATTGTTCCATTCAAAGAGTTTTGTTTTGATAACATAAATGTTTTTAACGTACTTCCTACAACAAACCATTTAGGTTCTGTATATGATGTGTCTAACTTACCTGCAATTTCATTCCAAACATCTTCTTTATAAGAATTTGAAATTAAATCTAATTTTATTATAGACTTTCTACCTTTAATAGTTCTATCCTCAAAAGATATTTCTCTAAATATTTGCGACATAGCGAAATTTTGAGTAGCAGTAGCAGTAACTCCAGTGAAATGAACATTTACTTGCGAAGGTATAAAGTCTTCTTCATCAAAAGGAAATACAATCCCTGTAACAACAACTGGTTCTGAAAAAACTTCTTTATACTCATATTTTTGAACATCCATTTGAACATCACCATACTCGTCAGTGTAAATTTTATTTTCCTCTAAATAAGATAATTCGTGAACCTCTCCTATTTTATTTATAAAAGATTTTGTCTTATCAATAAGAGTTGCGTAATCAGACATTTTTTCTTCATACGATTCCTTTCTTTCTTTAAGGTTTTTAATTGTATTTTCTTTTTGTTTTATTTCTCTTTCTGAATTTCTAAATTGAGATTTTAATTCAGAAACATCGCCATAAGATGATAGTTTTTCATTTAATAAAGCATCTTCTTCTTTTAATTTAGACATTTCAGCACCCAACTTTGTAAGCGATTCTATATCACCACTATTTGCTGCTTCTGTAATTTTATCTTTTACTGATGATATTGCTGATTTTACTTTTTTAACATCGTCTTCTAAATCAAAAATTTCTTTTGCTTTCCCGAGAGGTCTATATTTTAAAACCTTTTTTTGCTCTTCGGTTTCAGGAATATTTGTAATTGAATCGAATTTTTTATGCAATTCATTTTTTAAGTCTTCTACATTTTTTTCTAAATCTTTTATTTCTTGCGAAACACCTGCTATCATTTTTAATTGAGATTCTCTTTTGTTTTTAGCGAACCTATCAACCAAAGCATTAGCATCAATTTGATATGAAACTATATCATCATAAATTTTATCATAACCCAAGCCATCTGCTGTTTCTCCAACACCTTTCAAAACTAATCTATTAGAGATAGCATTTTTAATTTGTCTTTCAGCATTTTTTTCTTTGTACTCAACTGTTGTTGCCTTTTCTAAAAAGCTATGCCCTCCAAAAGATGTTTTAGCGTTTTCATCTCCTAAATAGAAAGGGAATTTTGAAACTGTTTGTGCTTTGTAATCTTTTTTAGATAACTTACCATTGAACAATCCCATTGAATCAAGTCTTTGAATTTCAGCATTTAATCTTGCAGAGAAAGTATCGTAAAAATCTTTTTGAAATTGAAAGTCATAAAAGTAAAGTGCTTTTGTAAAATCCCTTATCTGCTCTTTTCTTTCAATTTTAATTCTTCTACCTAAATCTTTCATTGTTTCGTTAAAAGGCTCAATAGCAATATCACTAAAAAAGTCATCTGCTTGAAACAAATAAGACGTTTGCTCCTGATTAGAACTAACATTTGCAGATAATGAACGCAATTTTCTTTCCATCAATGCGCTTATTCTTGATTCAGAAGGTATAGCAGAAACGATATATGTAAACTCTGGAGGATATACTTGACCTGTTCTATTTATCCTTCCCAACTTTTGAACTTCTTTGTTAATATCAAGTTCCATTTGAGTAACAATCATTGAACGCTTTTTAACTTCCTCTTTATTTTCAAGTGTTGTCGGCCAGCCAGATTCAATTTCTTTTTTAACGCCTTCAACAACTATCTCTTGTTTGTTTGTAGGGTAAAATATTTTGGCTTCTCCAACAGGTCTGGCGTGCATCGAAATACCAACAGCACCACTTTGATTTATAATTAAAGCATCTATTTTATTTTCGTTAAACTCCCTAACAACTACGGTAGTGTCTTTTATATCTCTTTTAGCTATAACACCACTATCAAAATTATCTCCTGTAAAATTAACTTGCAATTGCCTTCCTGTTATTTCATTTATAGAAAAACCTGCATCTTTAATACGTTTTTTTATTTCGTCAATTGGAGCAATCGAAACTCCTGTATCTGAATTTAATATTTTACTTAACGAATTTCTATATTTAGTTTCAAGCAAATCTTTTATCTCTTTTGATAAATCGTGGTCATCATCAAAAACGCAAATTGTTTTTGTTGAAATAACTCTTTGACCATCATCTGCAATAGTTTCTATATTTTTTTTCCACCTCATTGTATAGAACAATAGATAAGCTATATAAAGTTTAAAGTCATTTGTTATAGTGTCGCCTATTTTGTATTTGCCATCATCTTTCATTGTCATAAAATTTATTGGCATATTACTTAATGCAGACTCCATAGTATTTGCAATTGTAATTACTGGCTTTATACCATTCCTTAATTTAGCAATAGCAAATCCTGTTGTTTGCTCTATTTTCAATCCAAGCAAAAAGAAATTAAACATTTGAAATGTTAAAGCGTTTATTGACCTTGCTTTATCTACTTCATCTTTTGTTCCTTCTATTGGCTCTGTTGGACTTAATCTTTCAGGCAATGATGATTTAAACGCTTTCACTATATTAGTTACATCTGTTTGAAAATTTCTAACGTCTTCAAATAATGTAGCAACCCTATCCATACGAAGTCTTTGTTGTGTGCCTATTGCATCGCCCTCTGAATCTGAAACTGTATAATATTCAGATGAACCTTGAATCATTCGCTCACGTCTTAATAATTGACCATTTCTAACTAACTCAACAGAAACGGCTTCTTGAAGCGCAGTATCTCCTGCAATGAAAGTTTCAATTAATTCTTTTGTTGATAAACCAGACTCTCTTATACTTGTTTTTATAGCATAAAGTGGCATATTAATCGCTCTCTTTGAATAGGTTGCTGAAATGTATGTAGTCATAGCAGACCTTTCTATAAAGTTAGAAAGAGTTGTAAATATGTTTGAAGGTTTTTCTACTGTACCACCACTCGCAGAATGGCTTTCATCCAATATTAAAACGCTTCCTGTTGCAAATTTTTCAAAGAATCTAATTTTAGGATGTATAACTCTCCTACCACCAGTTTTTTTAACATCTTCATACAAACTCGCAACTTGACTATAAGACATTACAAATAGCTGATATTTTACAGGCAATTCTAATTTACTTACATCTTGTTCATAGTCATAAGACCAACCCTTAATACCTTTTTCGTAACCCATTGCAGACTTTAATTCATCGTCTGTCATTTTTGAATAAATGATATTCCCATCTTTATCAACAATGTTTTCTCTATTTGGGAAGAAAGGCGTTAGTTTCATTTTGCCTTGCTTTGCTGCTTCTTCTAATTGCTTTGATTGTGTAGCCAAAGGCACATCTATATATTTTTTTATTTTATAACCATTTTCAACAAAGTCCTGTCTATATAATTCAACTAAATCATACATAACTTCTTGAACCTTATCGTAATCTTCTTCTGTTTCTTTTATTTTGTAAAAATCTTTTAATCTATTTGGCTCTAAATCTTCAAAAGAATAATCTACCGAAACGTCTTCATTTTCTTTTAAGTCGCTTAAAATAATTTTTATAATTTCTTCGTCAGACCACTCCTCTTTTGTAATAGTTTCTACTTGTAATTTTTTCTCAATTATACCTGCATCAAAACCAATATCAATTAAATCCCTATAAATATCATTTATTAAATGTTTTTTCTCTGTAAAGAAAAATGGAACTTTCTTTAATTCAGTAATTGAATATCTAATCAAACCTGCTGCCGTTCTACCTTTACCAACACCTGTTTGGTCGGCAATAATAATAGCATCGTTTTTTTCTTCGTATGAATATATCGCAGTTGCTATTGCATCAATTTGTTCTCTACCAAACCTCACAATTTTTCTACCTGCACTATCTAATTCTGGCGAATAACATAAATCTTCAACAGACTTATAATGTAGTTTTTTTGCTACATATTGCTCAACGGTTAGTTTATATTTATTTTGTATATAACTTTTTAAATGTAAATTAAAATTCTTTTGTTCCTGTGCCATAGCAGTAGGTACAAGCGTATCAAGAGTTTCGCAACTTTCAGATGCTGGGAAATAAGGGGATTGAACTCCATCAATATTTGCACCCTCTGCCATTTTTTCTCCATCTAAATAATGTGTAGCATCTGACAAATCACTCGCTGAACGATTTACTTTACTTACTACCCAAGCAGGAACTTTTGGTTTATCTTTCATAATTTCAGAAAGTTCTTCCGTGTGATGTTTTATTTGTTTGTTATTGTTAAGCACCATTTCAGCGTTTTCTTTTTCAACTCCACCACCGTTAGCGTATTTCTTATTACGAATCATATCTCGTATTTCATCTTCAAAAACATCTATATCAATAGAAAATTCATAATTAGAAAAAACAAAATACTTGTGTGTTTTCCAACCTGTGTCTTTTGAAAGTGTATTTTTATTTTCTACTGATTTTTTTACGAAAGCACCTTTTGTGTTTTTTGTTTTTTCTTTTGAAATCGGATATATATATGAATCTGCATTTCTATCTACATCGTAATAACCAACAAGTTTATTGTCAAAAAGAATTTCAGTTCTAATAGTACCAGCAAGGTCGGCTGTTTGTTCTATATTACCTATTGAAATGTGATTTTTAATGAATTTCAATGAATCGCTTGTAGATGCCACATCTTCGTAATCAGAAGTTCCTTTATACTTATCTCTCAATCTTTTTGCCGCTTCACCAATCCCACCACCTTTTATAGTAGAGCCTTTAGCGTAAAATCTTGTTTCGTTATTTTTGGCTAATGTTAAATCAGATTTTCTATAATGACCTCTTTTTTCTCTTGGTTTTCCATAATAAGTGGCTACATAATATAAATCTCCACCCATTTGAGTTTTTTCAAGAACTATACCTAAATTGTTATTTTCAGTTTTTACATATACATAATCTAAAACACCTATGTCTTTACCACCTTTAATAGTAGAGCCTTTAGCGTAAAACTCACTCTTACCTTTAGTTCCTATTGGTCGCAAATCGTATGGTTGATTATCTAAATAATATTCAAAAGTATAGCCAACTTCATTAACCTCATTGAGCATATCAGCCATATCTTTATAGTCCATATCGCCTAAATCATCGCCAAACTTTTCAGCATAATTATCTATAATATTTTGTACTTTTTCTGGGCTGTTTTCGTAATCTTCAAATAGGTCAATTCCATTGTTAGCGTAAAATCTGTCATCTTTATTTTCCATTGTTTCTTTTTTTTGCAAAATTAATAAATTTATTATGAGTTTTGTTGAACAAATATTGGCTTATAACATCTTTGGCACTTGTTTGCAAAATAAGCAGTTGCGCCATATCCTTTAAATCCACAATTTGAGCAATTGTATGTATAATCTAAAAATAATTTGTTTTTTTCAAAGTTTTTATAAAATGTTTCCGCTTCTTTACCTTGCAATGCAGATGCAACTTGTTTCCATATCTTTCCGTGTCCCGGCTTTGATTTATCAAAATGTTCTGGGTCCAGTTGTTGCAAACCAAACATAGTACCTTCGCCTTCAAATGAAAATATTTCAAACACAATAGCGTGAGCAATTTCGTGTAAGATAACATCAGTCATATTTTTGTGCCAATTATCATCTCCTTTTGTAAATTCGATTGACACCATTATATTTTTATTCTTTGATTTTAAAACGCCTTCGTTTCTCGGGTCGCATAAGCCTGCCCAAGATTTTGACGTTCCAAATTGAAACCTCCAACCTCTTTTAAAAATATTCATACTCGTTTGTTTAAGCAAGAAAGGTTTTAAATCTTTTATATCTTTTATCTTATCAAAATAATCTACATTGATAAGTTGATTACCTGCATCAAAAGTTTTCTCAACTATTTCGGGAGTAGTTTTTTTTACAGGTTGCATTTTTTTCATAAAGTCATCGAAAGCCATCGCAGTTATTTTTTAGATATTATTTTTTTTGCAAGTTCCCACATTTCTGAACTCCAATTTTTTGTGTCTGTATTTCTCATTTTTTCTATGATTGAAAAATCTCCACCTGTTTGCATTTTATTTATTTTAGCTTCTTGTTTAAGCATTTCTTTAATAGGCTTTTTGCCACTACCTATATTTGCTCTAATGTTATCCCATAAACCACGCTCTGAATAACTACCATCGGCTCTTTTAAGTAATTCGCCTCCAGCTTTAAAAATAACAGAGTTTTCTGGGTTTGCTTTTATTTCATCCGAACTTAATGCTCTTGAAATGATGCTATAAAATGTGGAGATATTGGGGTTGTGAATTTCGTTAAATATTCTCCCAGCGTTTGTTACAGAGTGTCCAGAAAACCTTATCTTTACCCATTGCCTCCAATTTTTATCAAAAATATTTATATAAAAGCTATCTCCAAAATCCTTTATACTTTCTGATTTTGTAAAAAGTATCGGGAACTGCTTGTTTTTGTTAAGAGTTTCTAACCAAAGCAAGTAGTTGTCATAATATGATATTTTAAACTTTGGGTCGGCTCTTTTAATTAATTCGCCACTCTTTCTCTCCTCTACCTTGCTTTTAAATTTGCTTTTTTCAGCATTGCCACCTTTTTTAAATTTAGGTTCTACTATTGGTACGCCATTACCTGCGCTCTGATTTATTCTGCTTAATTCTTTCCAATGCTTTTTAGCTGCGTGTTTGTTAATTATAACCTCACCACCTTCTACTTCAACAGGTCTATTATCATCGGTAATTATAGTTTTTATACCACCCAAAGAATTTCCATCTTTGTCGTAATGTGCTTTGCCTAAAAGCGTTCCACCATCTTTACCGTTATTTGTTTTTCTAAATTTATTCATTTTATTTTTAAAAAAAATTGAATTTAACGTAGCAAATATAAGCAATTTAATAACACAAAACTATTCATATATTAAAATAGAGCCTTTAAATGCGTATCTTTTTTCAGCTGCAATTTTCCATACATCGCCATCTTCATCTTTTAGAGCATCCATAAAACCTTTTACGATATTATCAATATCTGGACGACTTTTATGTGGCAGACCATTCATTCTTTCTTTCTTTTTTAACGACCAACTATCAGGCATAGGTAAAAAGAATACGACATCAATAGTATTTTGCATAACATAATTAATATTGTTACACTCTTGTATAACTTTATTTTTAAAAGCGAAATACCTTGTAACTGCAGGTCGCTGTCTTTTTTTTTCGTTATCGTGATTAGGGTTGGTTTTCCAAACGTCAGACCTTGTCATTCTTACTGCACCCATAGGAATAACGTCTATTAAATGGTACTTCCTTTTTAAATCAATTGCTATTATACTTTCTTGTATTTCATTTACTATACCATTATTTGTTCTTGAAACCCCTATACTTTTACCCATCGTTATTTTGTTAATATTTATTGTATAACTTTTTAAATTATTTTAATTTTTGAAACCTAAACTCTTAATAACTTCAATATCTATTAGCGTTAAACTATCTTCTTTTAACCCAAATGATTTTATTTTTCCTGCATCTAATTCTTTCGTATATACTTTTCTATAACTACCATTGTAATCCCTTGAAAATATCTGATTGCAAACTTTAATCTTAACACCTTTTTTATTTCTAAATATAAGATTAGCGTAAACTATTTCACCTTCTTTTATCATTTTATTTTTTATTTATATACTTATTATGAATTGATATAATTAAGTCTTTGTGCTGCTCCTTATCGCCATAATCTAAATGACATTTTCTACATACAGCCATTAGATTTTCTATAACATCTTTACTTTTAGAACCTCCCATACCCCTTGCGTTTATATGGTGTATATCTACCGCAGTAGAACCACAAATTTCGCAAGGGATAAAGTCAGATTTTTCAAAGCCAAAATAGTTTAAATATATTTTGGTATGCGCTTTCATTATATTTTTAATTTAGATTGAGATTTATTATCTGCATTTTTTTGTGCATCAGAAATTTTAACATCTAACTCAATTGATTCAGTTGATTCCAAAGCATTTGATTGAAAAGATTGTTTTTCATTATAATCTACATACTCTACATCAAGCGTTTCTGCATTTTTAATAATTGCTTGGTCTGCAGTAATTGCAGTTTGCATATCAACTGAAAGTATGCCATACTTACTTAATAAAAGTTTTATAACAGTTTTCAAAGCCATAGAATCAAAGTCTAATTGCCATCTTCCGTATTTACTTGAATATGATTTTGAATATTTAGTTCCGTGATTTTCTAATTGCTCCTTTGTCATATAAAACATTTTTTCAAAACCATTTAATAGTTTGAAATAAGCAACGTAACCAATTATCTTGTTAGACCTTTTTTTAGTTGTGTCAAGTTCTACTTCGCCTGTTATCCTATCGTGTTTAACTAACTCTCCTTCATAAACCTCACTTGCATTTATGTTTTTATATTGCGCAGTCCTTAAAGCAAGTTGAATGAATCCTTTGTAACCCATTTGAAATTGAGCAACTGACAAGCCATCTTTTTTGTAAGGTACAATATGTGCAAAACCTAAATTTGATTGTATTGGAAGGTTTAATGTAGCTGCAATTACAGCACTTGATATAACGCTCTCTGGCTCACAATCGGAAAGAGAAGGGTTTGTTTTTGTAGCAGATATGATACTGCTCATAAATGCGTTTGCGTTCTTTCCAAGTATTTCAGAGAATCTTGATTTGATATTCTCCTGTGAAAGTATTGATGTTACAGATTTTTTTGCTAATTGATTTTCCATAGTTATTTTTTTGTTTTTAGTTTAATTTTATTCTCATAAGCATATCTATTCTTGCAGTAATTAAAAACGCCATATTTTTTAGGGCAATATCTTCTTAATGAATTTAATTCTGTTATAAATGTGTTTTCACAATATATGCAAACTTTAACAATTTTCTTGTATTCGGCTTCTATTATAGGAACTTCTTTAGGTTGTGGTTGTTTAGGTTGTATTTGATATACTCCTGCTTTAAGTTTTCCAATTTCGGCTTTCATCTTATCAATTTCTTCTTTGTTAATATTAACATCAAATTGTAAGTTGCTTATCTGAATACGCATATTTCGTAGTAAATTGCGTTTTCTAAATATGTTTAGTATCATAGTTAATTAAATTGTTCGGTTTGTAAATAGTTTATAAACTGCCCTTTATTCATAATCAAAGAAAATTCAGAAATCATCTTGTACTTTATAATGTCTTTTTCTGATTTTTCAAGTTCATAAACGTAGAACTCATAAAATGAATTTTTTTTAAAATAATCCAATTTTCTTTTTTTGTTTTGTGTAAACAAAGTACCCTTTTTTTGTAATTCCATTTTTTTGTTTTTTTTATTAGTTAAAATTAAAGGCTTCCTTGTCCATTCAAGAAACATACACATTGCTGCTACCTTCCTTACACCTCCCATATTTATTATGAATAAACTTAATTATTCAAGGTGCGTATTATTTCAATATTGATATTGTGCTTGACCTTTCAAGCGTTTGAAAAAATGTTTCAATGTTTTCTAATTCGTAACACTCCTTTAAAATTTCAAACTCATTATAGTCGCACCAATAATTGTTATCATAACTCCATTTTAGCAAGTCTAACCCCATTCTATATTGTTGCCTTCCATATTCAATCATCTCATCATTTAAAGCATATAAACTTACTTGATGTGGTTGGTTTTTTTCAATTGCGCAGAAGATATAATTTTCTCTATTTGAAAAGTCAATATAAAATGCTGCTGATATAGAATAACCATAAGAATAAACATTTCTTTTAAACTCTCTACTACTACTATCTACGCAAGTTTTAATATCTACTATTGTACTTTTATTTTTGCAATAAACATCAGGTCTTAATTTTATTTTCAATCCAGTTTTTTCATCTATTGTGTAGATACTTAACTCCCTATAACTATCGTATATAAATTCAGTTAGTGATTTATTTTTAAGCGCATTTGCACCCATTTTGGTAATCATATCCATTTCATCTTCAAATAATATTCCTTTGTTTTTATTACTAATTACAAAGTCTTCATATTCTTTTTTCCCTTCTTTTGTTCGTCTATCAAACTTTGGAGAAATAGTGTAGTTATCAAAAAATTGATGTGGCTCTAATACTGATTCGTGTAGCGCAGAACCAATTATGTAATGCCTTGAATCTTCGTTTCTTTGTTTTTTTTCTGCATACTTATTAAAGAAATAGTATTGAGGACTTTTCATAAAACTTTTTATGTCAGATGCAGATATGTGGTCTTTCTTTCCAAGATATTCTGGGAATGTGTCCTTTGTATAGTCAATGTTTTGGGTGTTTGTTTTCATAATTATTTTTTTATTTTATGTAAAGATATATATATGTTACAATATTGTGTAACAAATAGTTTTTTTTAATTAAATAGTTATTAACACTTTATAAGTCATCTATTATAAATAAATCTTCTACTGAAACATTCAACTCCTTTGCTATTCTAATTGCTATTGGCAAACTAATAGCTGGACTTTTCTGATTTGCTATTTTAGATATATGACCTCTATTAGTTCCTATTCTGTCTGCTAACTCCTGCTGGCTCATTAAAGCGTTTTCAAGAAAATCTTTTACTTTATTTTCTTTTATTCTTAATTTGGCTTTTTTAATTCTAACTATGCTCATATTTTCTATTTTTTTAAAATGGATATTCTTTTGTAAAATCACTTTGCATTGGACTTAAACTCTTTTTTGGTGTAGCTGCTTCTAATTCTTCGTCTGCTAAATAATCATAATTTTTTAATTTTGTTTGAGTATGAATAAATGATAAAGGTATTTCGCCAAGTTCACCGTTTCTATGTTTTGAAACAATAAGCATAAACAATCCACTTGCATTAAAAGTTTCAGAACCAACTTCATACGTTTCTATACCATAGTATTCTGGTCTATAACAAAATAAAACCATATCTGCATCTTGTTCTATCTGTCCTGATTCTCTTAAATCACTCAACATAGGCTTCTTGTCTGCTCTTGATTCTACTAATCTACTTAATTGCGAAAGTGCAATAACTGGAATTGATAACTCTTTTGCAAGTGCCTTTAAACCTCTACTTATCTCTGCAATTTCTTGCTCTCTATTTGATATGCCTAACCCACTTCTCATTAATTGCAAATAATCAATTACAATAAGTTCTACATTGCTTTCCTTTACTAACTTTCTTGCTTTTGACTTTAGTTCAATCAAACTTATATTTGGTGTATCGTCAATAAATATAGGTGCTGTATATAAATCAGAGCAACTTTTATCCATTTGACCTATTTCTTCTTCTGATAATTGTTTTTTAATTATTCTTGAAACGTCAATCCCACTTATAGAAGATTCTATTCTACCTGTCAATTGCTCTTTACTCATTTCAAGTGAAAATATAGCAACTGCTTTACCATCTCTTAATGCAGGATATATACTCATAGAAACTGCTGCTGCTGTTTTTCCCATACTCGGTCTTCCTGCTAAAATAATCAAATCGCTTTTTTGCCAACCATTAGTTAATTCATCAACTGCCCTTAAACCAGTTCTAATACCTGATGTAGAACCACTTTTTAAAACCTCCAAACTCTCATTTACGTTCTTAATATGAATATCCTTTATTTTAGTTACTTCATAACTCAAAACTTCTTTTATGCAATTTTCAAGTGATAATTGTGTTTTAGCATACAAATCAAAAACATCTACGCCATCTTGAAACGCATCTTGTATAGTTTTTGAAGATATTGTAAGCAAACTCCTTCGTAAAGCCGTTTGTTGCAATATTTTAATATGAAATGGAAGATTAGATGAAGATGCCACTCTATTAGTTAGGCTACTTATATAATACGCTCCACCAACTTCTTCTAATTTATTTAATTGCCTTAATTTTTGAACTATTGTAAGCATATCTATTGAAACTCCTTGCTTATATAAATCTATAATACATTCTGCTATTATTTTATTGTTTGTATTATAAAATATATTTTGAGTAAATTCAGAAATGTGATTATCAATAGCGTAACTTTCAATTATAAGAGAACCTAAAACTGCCTGCTCTAATTCTAAATCATTCGGAGGTATGTGTTCTCCATAGTCAAACTTTTCATCATACTGCTTTTCATACTTATTTTTTTTCATAATTATTTTTTTATTTTTGTGTATTCATCTTTAATTTTTTGGCTTAACTTTCTTGCTTTTTCTCTTACCTTTATTGCTTTTATAACATCGCTACCAGTATGTGCATAGTAACTTGCATCAAGAAAAGTATCAAGCGTTTCAGTTATTTCGTTTAGTGTTTTTAAATCTACTTTATACATTTTTTTTAGTTTTAAAATATTTAATTGCGAACTCTACTCCTATTTTGTCTGTTTTCGTTTGATAGTTTGAATAAATTACTTCTGTGCTTGAAAATACAGCGAAAATATGATTATAGCGACATAGGTATCTATACCCATTTGTTTTTGAAACAAATCCCCACCATTTTTCCCGTGGCTTTAATTCTATTTCTGACATTGCTTTTATGATACATTTCATTTTAGTAGTTTTGTTGCTTTTTTTAATTGTAAAATATATTCTTTACGTTCTTGTATTTCTTCATTAATGAATACATTTGTTTCGTAACTTTCTCCATCTTCTTTAATTAATTTTTCAATCTCCTTTTGATGTGTGTCTATTACTGACTGCAAACATTTTATAGCATATAAGTTTTTCATTTTCCTAATAATCTACCTTTTGATTTTACATTCCCTCCAGATGGTATTGTTGTTTTTTCTTTATTGTAATTTAGCCAATTCATAAAGTGTTTAACACAATCCTGCTCTCCTTGATAAGTCTTTTTAAGTGCAACTTGTTCTTTTAAAAACAATTCGATTAAGTTATCTGTTTGCGCCTGTTTTAGCTTATGTTTCATTTTACAAATATCCATTAATGTTTCATTTTCTGCGAACAACTTTTTTTCTATTTTGTGTGCTGGAATAAAACTATAACTTTCTCCTTTGTAAGAATCTTCATCATTACAATCTAACTTTGTCCTATCAATATATTTCCCCCAAGTGTTATTGAATGTAATTACATCGCCATTTATATTTATTAATTCTGCTTTGTGTAATTCGTGAAAGTTCTTTTTAAATTTCTCAAAATCAAAATCACTTGTAAGTAAATCAAAAGCTACTGAATTTGCTATTGTTGGTTTTTTATTTTCAAAATTATGAATCAAACAATTTATATAAATTATTTTTGACATAGGCGAAATAGGACTTGTTTCACTTGCAGAATCAAGTATCTCGTTAATAGCGTATAAACTTATTTGTTTTAACATATTTAATAATTATTGTAAATTTTTTAATATATTTTGATAAATATGCTCTGCAACCGCTTTCATCATTAATGGAGGAACTGCCCTACCAATTCTTTCTGTTTTTTGTGTATATTTTTCTCCTAAATAGTAATCATCAGGGAATGAAGAAAGTCTAATTAATTCGCTTATTGTTAATTCTCTATCTTCTGCCCAATGTATTAAACAAGCACCTTTATTTCCTTGTCTTGCACAAATTGTTGGACTTGGAAGACCTCTATTAACCCTAACAAGTCCGTGATAACCACTTGGCGCATACTTGCTACCACACTCTCCCTCTTTTAACATCTTTACATATTCTTTTACTTTGCCTTCGCTATGAGTTGATTCTAATATTTCTTTTTGTGTATTAACTACATCTATCGTTGCATCTTCACACGAAACGTATTTACCATTATGTCTGTTAATTGGGTATGTTATTTTAACATTAAAATCTTTTCTAACGCCTATGAAAATTGTTCTCTCCCTACTTTGTGGAACTCCATAATCTTTTGCATTTAAAACTTTGTATCTAACATTGTAACCGCAATTAGTTAGTGCTTTGTATATAGTGTCAGGTTCCTGATTGCCAAACAAATCAATTTGCTCTGAACCTAATAAATTTGCTGCAGCACCCATAGTTATACCTTTTACATTTTCGCATACAAAAACTTTTGGTTGTACTTCGTTTAAGATTCTTGCAAATTCAAAAAATAAATCATCAGTTCTTTGCTCTTTATCAGAATATTTTTTTTCTTTACCCCAACCCTTTTCTCTAATTCCAGCCATAGAAAAACTACTACAAGGTGGTGAGCCGTCAAGTATATCCAATTCGCCTTTTTTTAAACCTATCTGATTTAAAATTAATTCGCCATTTAGTAATCTTACATCTTGCTTAAAAATAAATGTTTCTGGGTAATTTCTCGCATAGGCATTTTGAGCCGCTTCAATAAATTCATTTATCGCTAACACCTTACCTCCTGCAAGTCTATACCCCGTTGAACTACCTCCACCTCCTGCAAATAGAGAAACGACATTGAATAATTCTTTTTTACTTTGCTCTTTCACAAAGTTTAAATCGTAAATAAATGGTTTCATAATTATTTTTTTATTTTAATTTGGTTAGTTCATTTTATCGCTATTAAACCTATAAAGTTATATGACTGCCAAAATGTAGTTATTTTAGTAAAGCCAGCGTTATTCAATAGATTTATGTTTGCTTGTAAGGTATTTGGTTTCATTATGTATCTCAAATCTCTTTCCTTCTTTATAATATCTTCCTCTGTAAAGTGATTGCACTTATAATCGTAATGAGTAAAAGAAAGAATCTCTTGCAATAAACCATCTTGCTGATATATTTTCTCACAGAGAAAAAAAGCACCGCCCTCGTTCAATCCTTTATAGACTAAATCGCAATAGTTTTGCCTTCTTTCTCTATTTAAAAATTGCATCGTAAATATTGAATAGACTACACAAGAATTTTTTATTTCAAAAAAATCATTTAGGTCAATATTTACAAATTTAACGTCTTCACTTTCTTTTGGCATCAATTCTGCGCAATCATACCCAATTTTTAAATTGTTATATGGTATTACTTTTAACAACTTACCTGTCGAACATCCTAAATCATAAATAGTTGCATCTTTCGATATAAAATATTCAGACATTGATAATATTGTTTTAACAAGTAAGTCATAGTTAGGTATAGATTTTAATATATGAGAATCAAAATCTTTTATCGTGTTAAAGTCAAATTTTTCAGCCATAGTTATTTTTTTTAAATATTAAACTTTTTGTATTTTGCTTATTCGCATTTTTTTTCTATCTCCATTAGCAGTAAAGATAATAGCATTAAAAGAACCTGGAGAAGAACCTTTTACTATACTTTTTATATCGCCAATAGTTTTCTTGTTTGTATCTTTATCTATAAAAGAAACTTTGTCGCCTGCTTTAAAGTCGCCTGCTGAAATACTTGGTTTAGCAACTTTTTGCTCTTTTTCAACTTTTTCTTTTTTAACAACTTCTTTTTTAGGAGCAGGAACTTTTGCAACTTTTTCTTCTTTTTTAGGTTCTTCTTTTTTACCTTTAACAAAATAGTTTGCGATTTGAGATTTTAGTTCAGCGATTTTTTTCTGTGCAGACTTTTTTAGAACTGCATCTTTTTGTATCATTTCATTTTCTACATTCGCTTCTGCGATTCTTAATTTTCTTTGTAATTCTTCTAATTCTTTCATTTGATTTTTTTTAGGTTATTAATTTTTAAATTTACGATTAATTATTTATAAAAAATGGTGTTTCTCTTTCTTTCCAATTAAATAAATGTTGTTTATGAACATTGTAATACTCTCTATAACATAATACTGCATCATTACTTATTTTACATTCGTCAGGCATTGCAAGTGCGTGAGGTGTAACTCCTATACTCGGTATGTTAGGAAAATTCTTATAACACTCTTTAATAACTTTTTCGCAGGCGTGTACTTTTTTATATCTATAAGAATATTCTTTACATAAAGCGAAGCCGAGTTCACAAAGCCAAAAGTAGTTGTCAAGCGACTGCATTAACCATAGTGTACAAGGGTGTTTTTTGTGAGTAGGTTTATAAATTGCATTTGAGCCATCGAGATAAATTGCAGTACATAGCATTTGAGCAGTTTCTAAAGGCATCTTAACAATATGCTTGTCTGTGTGATAAACACTTGCTTTCTGTGGGTTTATATCTAATACAAAAATATTCATATATTTATTTGGCGTACACAAATATATAACATATATTTGAATTGGCAATAAAAAAAATAAATTATTTTTCAACAATTATTAAAATGGCGGTTCTTCGTTAGCAATCGGTTGTTTACCTTCTAACATATCTTTAATATGACCATATATAGTTTCTGCAATAAATTTTAAATCAGCAACGTCTTGTTCAGATGTCTTTCCTGCTATTACCATATCCTTTGCATAAGCATAAGCATAACCTAAAAATTCCTGTGGATTCTTTTTATTGTTAGTATAAGTTTTTGCAGTTGCTGTGTTATTCGGTTTTTGCTCCATATATCTTCCTCCTAATGATTTTATAAATTTAATTTTATTATCGGTTATTGTATATTCTATTTCACAGCCAATAGCCATATCGTCTGGATTATTTTTATTTCTACCACAGCTTCCTTTGTCGCCATTTTCAAATTCGACTTCGTGATAATAGATTGTTGTTCCTGCAGGAGATTTCCAATCAGATGTAGGGTTACATTTTTTTACTTTTGATGTTTTGTTGCTCATAATTTTTTTGTTTTAAAGTTTCTAATTGTTGAACCATTTTTATATTGATAATTATCTATTTTAATATACTTTGTTAATTTATAATCAAGTTCCATTTCATCAAACGTCTTCATTGCTTTATCAACATCAATAGCAAGTATAGTAACACCATCAATATTGTATTCAATATAATTACTGCACAAAGATACAACTTTTGATATACACTTGTATAACTCATATCGAATATTATCATAAATAGTTTTCAACACTGATATATCACATTCAATCTCTCTGATATTCCCACAATCGTTATACGTCATCTTATTTCTTCTTGCAAGGAATGATATGCAGTACCTTTTCGCCTGCTTGTAATCATCTGAATTATATTTGTCAAACATTTTCTTGCTTATATATCCCAAACGATATGCAATCTGCCAATATGCTGAATTGAGGTCAATATTATAAAATGGAGTTCCTGGCTGAAGTTCATTGTATAGTTTATAATTTTTATTTTTAGCAACGCCATTAAATTTTATTCGTAAATCAAAAAGTTCAGGGAAGTTTATAAAAGACCGATACAGTTCTTTTGTAAAGACAGCCAAGAAGGTTGCAAATTTATGATTGTTTAAATTTCCTAAATTTAAACCCCCATCAATTTTTATTGTTGCTCTCGGCTCACCGTCAATCATTAATTTTCTTCTCGAACCTAAAATATGCTCTGAAAACGATTTTTTATTGTTAAGCTGTATTTGTATATATTTTTTGTATAATAGTTCGTTACACTCAATATTTTTG